TCAGGCCCCGAGCGCCAGACGGCCCGACCGGCCAAGGTTCTCGTCGGTGATGCCGCTCAGCGTCTGGATCATGTTGATCGACATGTTCATGATATCGACATGCGCTGCGGCCAGCTCACGATCGGCCGAGATTTCCAGCATTTTGTTGGGCTTCTTAATGATGATGCTGTCAGGCCGGCTGATTTCTTCCTCGAACTCGTCGAGGTTTTCTACGGCGCCCTCGTCCATGATCACCTTGTTGGTGTTGATGATCGACAAGGCTTTGGACAGGCGCTTGTTGATATCGTCTTGGGCCGGGATCATGCCGCGGATCAGACCGTAGGGCGTGTTGTCGTCTGCCTTGCGATAGCCCCAGATCGGCGTGAAGGGATACCGGTTGTGGCGATACGGCGACGGGGACATCCACAAGACGCCGCGCAGGGTCATAATCATGACGTAGACGCGATCTGTCAGGCGCTCGCGCACCTCTGCCCCCTCCTCTGCCAGTGAGGCGGTGTGGCCCATACTTTCGGGGTCGTAAATCTCGCCGGCGAACTGACCGCCTGCCATGCGCTTTTCTGTCACCGGGATTTTGAACCAGGCTTCGATCAGGCGCACACGGTCTCGGGCATAGGTCGGGTGCTCGATCGAGGTGTAGTATTCGCCATGCTCGGTAGCGAGATACTCTTGGCTGTCCATGGCGTCGTCGCCGTGCCGGTCCATGAAGGCGCCCCACTCGAAATGCGAGGACACGGATGATCTGACAATGCCTTCCCGATCCGGGAACATGGCGCAGGCGCGGTCCACATCGACCCATTTGGTGCGGAAGATGAACCGGCCATCGGACAGGTCTTCTTCTTGGGCGGCGGTGTCGTAGATGACGTTACGCCAGCTTTCGTACCGCTCATACAGGGGCTCGCCTTCGCTGTCGTCGCGCACACCGCACTCGATCCAGCCAAGCCCGACCTTGGCAGCATCTGCGAAGGCGCGGGAGAAATGGAACGGGGTCCGGTTGACGTCGCTGAGATACTTGATCAGGTGCGACTTCTTTTCGGCGTTTCGGCGGCCCTGCTTCCTACGGGCTAGGATCTTGTAGTCGATCCTGGTGCGGCGCTCGGTGCCCAGCACCCAGTTGATGCTCTGAGCGATCACGTTGTAGGTGAGCGGCTGCTGGCCACGGGCTTCGAGCACGGCCAGATCGTCCTTGGACCACTGGTCGTGGTTGTAATACTGCTCGTCGCGCTGCATGAGGCGACGAGCGTTGCCTTGGGCCTCCAGCTCGCGCAGATAGTGGCCAATCAACCGGTCGTGCAGCTCTGCGGTATGCTCGCTGTCGAGATCGCTTTTGGCCGCCTTTTGGACGTCACCAAGGAGCGTCGAGGACGGCACTTGGAAGCGATCTTCGGGGCGCTGGTTCGGCTTCACGCGGCTTTCGAGTTCAGGCATGATCTTTGACCTCAATATGGCGCTCAGAGCCGGTGTCGTTGTTGGTAACAACCATTTCTGCCACCACGCTGTGGTGATCGCGGGGGCATGGGGGAATGGCCAAGAGATCGCCCATGTGATCGCGCACGATCTTGATGATCTTCATGGGGTTGGCGCGGTTGTAGGGGTTGAACCCAAGGTTGGCGCAGAACATGACGGCGTTGACCATCACATCGTCTTCGTCGCCGGTTTCCTCGGCCCATGCCCATGCGCGCTCCAGCGGGATGATACAGGGGATCACGCGCTCTTGGTCGATCTTGTCCATCTTGGGGGTCAGGATCATCACCGGGCGCTTGGTGTTCTGGTTCCAGGTAAGCCATACGAGCACATCGCCGCGGCTGTAAACGGCATGATGCACACGCAGATCGTATGCGGGCTTATACTCGGACCCGCCGGGAAGGATCAGCCCGCCAGGTGTTTCGGTCATGTTGCTCATATCCACATACCTCCGGGGGGCTTGGGCTTGCGACGGAACTGCTGGCGAGGGCCTGTCAGGCCTTCTTCGAGGGCTTGGCCCCATTGGCGGAAAGCGTCGGCGAAGTTGGAATAACGGTCGTGCAGCGGGCGCTCGGTGAACACGTCATGGCGCTCGTTGTAGGCCTTGCGATAGTTGTCGAGGGCCGCGATGCCATCGGGGCACTCGGTGGCGTCAATGAACACCTTGCCGCGCATGGCCAGGCGCGTCTGGTTGATGCCGGTCAGGATGTTCTGGATGCGGGGCACCACCTCAAAGTTCAGGTTCGGCAGCATCTCCTGCAATATTTCCAGCGCGCTCTTGCCGGTCTGCAAGCTCTTGTTGCGCGCATCATGCGGCAGGTAGTGGCGGCCGCCCATGAGATTGAAACCTGAGTTCTGGAGGTACGTTGCATAGTGATCGAGGCTCTCGCCACTGTTCTCGTATGCGCGAATGAAGCGATGCTCGCCGGCGATCTGTTGATGAAACCAGATTGCCGTGGTGTCGTTCCAGCCGAGATCCCAGAACGTGTTGACCGGCTCTGACGGATCGTAAGGCACCGAGCGGATGCCGCCGCGGTTCCGCATCTCGGCCATCTCGTTGGCGTAGTAGGCGCCATGCACCCTGCCTTGGCGCCACAGACCCATGAGAAGCGCGTCACGCTCGTCTGGGGCCAGCTGCAACAGGGCCTCGCGATAGCCGGTCTCGCTCAGGTGTGGGTTCTCGGACAGGCGGGCCGGGATGAATGTGCGGTGAAAGGTCGTGGTGACGCCCTTTTCCTTGTCCTCGACGTCAACGGGGATGCGGGTGGCCGAGCCGTCCTCTTGGATGCCCCAGCGTTTCATCACCCAAAGCTGGCCGGGTCCATCAGGGTTGGTAGTGGCGCGGATATAGCGGGGCAGTGTCTGATCTGTGGATCGACAGCGCGAGAACAGGTAGAGATAGCAGACATCGGTGGGCCAAAGCGTCAGCTCGTCAAAGCCGATGTAGTTCCAGGCGCGGCCACGATACTTGAGGCGGTCAGCGTCGTTGTGCAGGTAGCCGAATTCGATCTTGGCGCCCGATGAAAGCGTCCACACTTTTTCGGTGGCGTTGTATGACGCGAAGGGGTCCACCTGATTGTAGATTTCCAGCGATCGGCTGATCAGGTCGCGCAGCTCGGGAAAGCTGCGACGGAACAGGACGGCGCGGTGACGTGGGTTCTTGTGGCCCTCGTGCTGCAGGCACAGAGCATCGACGAGCAGCGCATCGCTTTTCCCGCCGCCTGCGGCCCCGCCGTACAGCACCTCGAAGTCACCGGCCGACAGGAACTCGGTCTGGCGATCGGTCGGGTTCCAGATCGCCTGCGTCTTGTCCATGTCTATCTTGCGCACCGCCTGGGTCATGAGGGATAGCCATCATCGTGATTGATGGTGCGCGACTTGACCTCGACTTCCTGCTTTGGAGGGACGTTGATGAAGTTGACCACGGCTGTCATGCTCACCTTGTCGCGCGGATCGTTGACACCCATGCCGAGATAGTTGGCCAGCTTCTCAAGGGCCTTGAGGCGATCTATGGGCTGGATCCTGACTTTGACGACCTCGCCTTCTTCCTCACCGCCCTTTTTGAATGTTTCGGTTTGGACCGCGCCGAGCAGGTCGAGATCCTCGGGCGTGCAGTTGGACAGGTCGATGCGTGGCGTACCGTTTGCGTCGATGTGAACGAATTTCGAAAGCCCGGTGAAGGCGATGCGCTCATACTCAGCGATCACGTCGTCGAGGGTCTTGGCAGCGCGCCGGGCGCCCTCGCCCATCAGTTCGGCCACCCGCTTCTTGACGTTTTCATTTGTTTTCAGGCGGATTGCATTGCCTCGATTGGGCTTGTAGCCCGCTTTGATATACGCGGCATCAGCCGGGGTGCCCAAAGCTATCTCTTGCGCGAAGGTCTCGTGCCGTGGATTTATAAGCTCGCCCATTTCGAAACACCACATATTGTGCATTATTCGGTTTCATGCCCGACTATATACAACATATGGTCCAATGTTAATAGGATGCACTTTTCAAGAATTGAAAGCCTGTGATATGGAGGGGCTGTCTGCCGCTCTCTGCATTGCATGCGCGCTTCCGCGATGCATGATCGGCAATCAGCGCGGTATGGCACGTGAGATATCGTTGTGTTGCCGAGGCCAAGGGCCAAGGGGTTGACCAACACCGGGACCGCCGCGCCTTTACACCACCAGCCAAGAGAAAACCCGCCGTGCTGGTGCAGGGCGGGCTGTCAATAGCGGGCTGTCAATAGCGGCCTGAATTATGTCCGACTTTCAAAACTGTCCGACTCCTCCGCCGTCATGCCTTTAGTATTTGCGCGAGTTTCGCCCACATCGACAGTCCCGAATGCGTCGGCTGCGGCTTGTATAGCCTCTTCTGGCGTGCTCGCTTTGAAAGTGCCCCAAAAGACGCCGTGGGCAAAGATATGAAATTCGCGGCTGTATCCCATTATTCCGACTCCTTTCTCGGGTGCAGGTATTGATCGTGATCCATGTAGGCATCGACAAAAGCAGACAGCCAGTTGATGGTCTCAGGCGCTGCCAGCTCATGATCCGCGCCGGCACAGTCAGCCAGTAGCTCCTCGGCGCATTTGAACGTCAGTCCGTAATAGTCGCAGAATATCCGCAGCAACACGTCCATTTCAGGCAGCGACAAGACCTGCGCGGCGTGGTGCGGCGCATCACGGTGGATCAGAGGCACAATGTCAAACTGGCCAAGCTCGTCAGAACCGCATGAATACACCTGCCCGGTACCGAGTACGCTGCGGATGATAGGCTCCTGCACTTTAATGATAGGGTCCTTGGCGGCTTCGGTCTCAAGGGATGAGGCGAACGCCTCATCCACGTGAAAGATTGCGATCGGCATGATGGTCATGGGTCAGCCTCCCTGCACTTCGTTGAACAGCCCATCGGGCCAGCGAGCGAGCATGTCGCCACGGGTGCCGTGCATGGCGCGGAACACCTCCTTACCATTCGGTGCAGTTGCGACGATGCCCGCATCAGACTTCTCAACCAGGGCGCCGAGCTTCTTGAGCTGGCCGGCCATGTCACGGGCCTGGGCTTTGGTGATGATACGCGTTGTCATGATGAACTCCTTGCTGTGCGTAGTCATGTGTAGTAGGTCAATCAATACACTTACCGCCGCCATGGCGTCAACTACTATTAACTACAAAGGACTACATCATGAGCAAGGGCCTACCTACATCTGCGCGGCTGTCACCAGAGGTAAAGGAAGCGCTGCGCGCGTACTGTCAGGAACACGAGCGGTCTGAAAGCTGGGTGATCGAGAAGGCGCTCATTGCGTACCTGTTCCAGCGCCGGGAGTAGCGGGGGGCTTATGCCTTCGCCGCCCGGCCTCCCACTGACTTCATGATCGCCTGCTGGCGCGTCTCGAACTCGTTCACACGCTTGATCGCTTCGTCCATTTCCCGGAGCGTCTTTTCGGCGTTCTCAAGGTGGATGCGAGCGTTCGCGACGTCCTTCATCTGGGCATTGCGCCATGCACGCATCTCCGTGAGCAACGCTTCCATCTCGTCGTTACTGCCATCGGGCCCGAACATTTCCTCGCGGATCTCGGCCACCCAGCCCCACATGACGCCATTGCCGATCGCCTCGGCCACGGTCTTATCGGTCTCTGCCCCGGTGTAGCACTTGCGCTCGTCGTCATAGACGTCTTCGAGCAGGCCGATGATCTCGCGCTTTTGCTTGGGTGTGGGCTGGCGAAGATGCGTCACGTTCTTCTTGGTCATGGTCGTTGCGTCCTTCCTGCATTTCTGCGCTTCATGTAGCGCTGCCTTGGCGTCAAAGGTAAAGCCAGTCATGTTTGCCTCCTTCCGGCATTTCTGCCTGCGTTTTGCTTCACACGTCGGGCATCGCAGGGCGTTGCGCACCTGCGCCCAGCCAGCCGCCTCGATCTTCTTGAGTACCTGCCCCTCTTTGGCCAGGCACATCAGCTTGCCAGCGCCGTGGGGCGTCTTTCCGTGCGCAGCGCGTACATCCTTGATCGAACCGCAGTCATCGCATGTGCAGCGCGCCAGCTCCTGACCTCGCGGGCCCTTCATTGCCTCGATCATCTGTCTTCCTCTCTGCTGTTGTCTCTGCCGCCATCCTGCCGATGGTTGGGGGCTGGGTTCTAAGCACACTTCCCCCGTCGTCTGGGAGAAGCGTGCTATCCTGCCGACCGTCGCCGGGCTTGGGACATACACACACTGCGCTACCGGATAGCTCTGTTCTTGAGCGGGGCATGGTGAGCCTTCTACCCCTTCGCCGGCGCTTCCATCTCACGGGGCCATCGGGTGCCAGCGCAGCAACATTCCGATGGGTCCGATATTCTTTACGGCGATGCGGGCGCATGCCTCGGGTCTCGTGTGGGCAAGGCATCTGGCGTCGTGTTGCTCGTTCGCTTCCGTCCGTCACCGTCCGGGGGCTACTGTGGGGAGCCTATGTTGCAGGCTTTCGGCGCTGCGTCGGGGCCTTGCCATCCCCATGCCGCTCAGGCCGCCACAACACGCTTATGGCCTGAGTGTGCCCGGACGACGCGCCGGGCGCTGATCCCGTCAGGGAGGCTTGGTGCTGGCCGTGACTTTTTGAATGAACGCCTTGCGGTCGGCCTCGGTAAATGTCTCCCAAAGGGCCATGAACACCCGCTTTCTGGCGCGGTGTGCGAAGGTCGCACGCTGGATCCGCTTCAAGGCGGCCGCCCCGAATATCTCAAGCTCCATGGGCGTGGCCACGTCCGCCCAAAAGGCGGCGTCCTCGCGCATGTTGCCGAACGCGTCGTAGCCAGGGGCCCCACCACCCACGGTGTCCAGTGCCGCGCACAATGCCTCGCCCAAGGCCGCTTGCCCGCCAGGAACACGATCCGCGGCGTCGATCGCAGCCATAAGGGCGCGGCGCATGGCCAGCATCGACGCCTCTTGTTCTGCCTTTTGTGGCGTGGTGATCCGTGTCTGTGCGGTCATGCTGCACGCCCCTTCTTACGGAAGCGCTTCACCTCCCGCTCGATCAGCGCGTAGGCATTGAGATCGAATTTGCGGGGCACGGGCATGTCAAACCACCCAAAGGGCAGCTTGTTATTCGGATATATCCCGCACCAGACGCCGTATGCCCAACGGCGCGCGTGATTTTCGCCCTTGCGCGTCCGCTCCGATGTGAACGCTAAAGCCGCTTGCCAGACTGCGCGGGGGTCCTTGAGGCACTCGGCGCGTAAGCCAGCCCTTGGCTCCATGCCGGACTGTTTCGACAGGTCAAACTCCTGCAACTCCCCGTCGATTACATTGATCCCGGATCGGGCGGGGCGCTCCCAGCCACATACGGTGCAGGTAGGCCCCCGCATGGCGCCAGAACATTCCTTGCAAACAACCTTCTCTTTTGTCTTTTCGGTACGCTCCCGCGGTTTGCTGTCTTGTTTTTGCGCGTGGCTTAGCTCGCCGACGCCGTTTTCCCAAACATCAAACATGTCGATCGAAAATCGCTCGACATTGCCGGAATGGCAGAGCCAGATTGCCTTTTTGTCGTGGCCATGAGGACGCATAACGCGCCCCATCTCCTGCATGTGGCTAGACAAACTTTTCCGGTATGGACGACAGGAAATTCCGCATTGAACATCCGTCACGTCAAACCCGCGCGTCAGAACCCCACACGATACCAGCCCCTGAATTTGGGAGTCCGGCTTGCGAAACTCTTGGATTTTCAACCGGCGAGTTTCATCGTCCTTGTCGAGATAGCTAATCTGCTGAAAGTCATACCCGACAGCAGCGAAGGCCGCGCACAACTCGCGCCCATGCTCAACGGTCGGGCTGAATACGATTGTTTTGACGGGGCCACCAAAGTTTTCATTGGTCTTTTTCACCCATTCCTTAACAACGTCGCCAATGATCTGGATGCCCGCGCTTGACGCATCCTTCTCTGAAAATTCTCCCCGCTTGTTCAGGCCGAGACTTTCATCTTCCGGGGACTTGGCCACATAAATTTTCGGCTGAATTAAATAGCCATCATCAATCAAGCTGCGGGTTGTGCGCACATTAACGGCGGCGTCCCAATCATCGGCCATGCCCTTGGAGAAAGGCGTGGCCGTCAGTCCTATTTTCACACAATCAGGCAGGCTATCCATGTAGCGCAAAATTTTTGCGAAACGCACATGAGCTTCGTCGTAGCAAATGAGGTTTGGAATACGTGGAAGCCGACGGTTTTCCAGTGTCTGGATCGAGCAAACCTGAATGTTCGCATAAGGATCGAACCGTGGATGGTCCGCCTGAATGACGCCGTGGCTTATGTCATAATTGTCGAGGGTTGCGCTCGTCTGATCAACGAGGGACACGCGATCGACCAAAAACAACGCATAGCTCCCCTTTCGGTCTGCTTCCCTCAACAAATGCGAAGCGATGACCGTCTTGCCCGCCCCGGTAGGAGCCGCCAAAACTTGACGCATTTTGCCGGCGCGAATGCCATCTCGCAGAGCTTGAATGGCATCTTCTTGATAATCACGCAGGCATATTTCCTTGGGCTTTGCGAAGTTCAGCATCTTGCAATCACCTCCCTGTAAGCTGCGGGCTCGGCCTCCGCCCGGCGCTGACCGCCGCAATACTCGCGGATCGCAGCGCGTTCTTCCCACTCAGGGGCAAGCGGCCAGACTTCCTCATGAAGTGCGGCGCGGATGCGGGGCTGTTGCAGCCAGGCTATGGCCTCAGGCTTGAGCCGGCCGGGGCGCAGCGTCATGCGCCACTCGTCGCGGATCACGTCTCCGCCGTTTGCCCGTATCCGCGCCAAGATCGACATCAGAGGGGAATTCCCATGTTCTCAAGCTCAGCCACGCGCTTTTTCAGCGCATAGACTTGGCGGTGATACGCGTCCCGATCCTCAAGCGCCTTCCACTTGGCGTTCTCAGCATTATCGAGTTCTTTTTGGAGACGGCGCACCACAAGGTTCTTGTCGTCGGCGCTAAGATCGGCCGTCTTCTCTTTTGCAGCGCGCAACTTCGCCTCTACTGCCTTGAGCTTGGCCTTTACTTCATCAAGCTCGGCACGAAGCCCATTGGCGGTTTCAAGCAGCGCCTCGTCCGTCAGCGTCGAGTAGCCGTAGGGGTCCGGGATCGGCTCTGGGTCTGGGGCCGGAGGGGCGGGATCAGGCTCTTTGGCCTTTTCAGCGGCCGCCTCGGCTTCTGCCCTGGCTTTTTCCGCCTTTTCCGCACGCTCTTGGGCTGCCTTGCGCTCTTCATCGTCCTTGGCGGCCTCTGCGGCCTTGCGGGCTTCCTCGGCCTCTGCGTCGGCCTTTTCCTTGGCCGCCAGCGCCTCGGCGGCACGCTTTTCACGCTCGGCCTTTTCGGATTCTTCGCGCTTGCGCTTTTCCTCGGCCCGAAGTGCGTCTTCACGCTCCGCCTTTATCTCTTTCCACTTGGCATGGATGCCGCGAATGGTGCGAGGGTTTCCCCGCTGACGGGCCTCCTCGAACTCATCGGCATTGGCGGCGGCCCACATGGCGGCGGCGCGGTCGTCGCGGGTAACTTCTGCTGTCGCAACTTGCGACAGCACATTCGCCTCAACCCATTGACCAAACTCGCGGTCGCCATCGTGCAATGCCCGCCCCTTGTTAAGAGCATGCCCGTAGGTCAACCAACCGCTTATCGTGAATTCCTCGCCCTGCTCTATCTTGGCCAGACCTTCGCGGGCCTCGGCGGCCAATGCGTCAAGGCGGAAAGAGCGTTCATTGTGTCCCAGCTTGTTCATTGGCAGCCCTCGCGCGAAGTGCTTTCATCAAGCGCGACATCATCGCTTTCGGACCACTTGAACTCGCTGATATCCACATTGTGCGGCTCGGCGAGAGCCATGAGCATGGCGCCGACACGATTAGCCGCAATGGGGGCGATGTTTTGCGATGCGGTTGCCCCGCAGACCCGGACCATGAATTTTCCCGGCTCACGATAGCTGTTCGTGATCGAAGCGATAACGACACCCACATCATTAAATGCGAAACCCTGCCAATTAGAGGCGTGCAATGACGCCTCCGATATCGGAAATCTGACTTGCGTTTCCGCGTCGGTGCGGATTTTCGAAATCTCGATCATTCGACTGCTCCTTTGATCATGTCCTTTGCGAGATCCCCAATCGAAGCCCAGTTGTCGGGCTTGCGCTCGGTCGTCCCGACGCCCCATTCCGCCAATGCCTCGCGCACGTCGTCGATCGACCGCACCACGGCCACCCGGTAGCCAAGGGCGCGCAGGGCCTCGTGCATGTCACGCTGGTTCTTGTCCGCGTAATTCCCCTCGGCCTTTACTTCGAAGAACAGCGCACCGATGTTGGCGTAGGGCAGCACGATCAGGTCGGGGAAGCCGGGCAATGCCCCCTTGCGCTTGGCCTTGGCCAGCTCGCGCATGAAGGCCGCGCCGCTCTTGTTAATCTCACCGCGGCAGTGATGAACGATGCAGCCCGCCGGCAGCACGCTGCGCAGATAGTCTACGATGGCGATCTGGATCGGGCTTTCGTGGTCGATGCGCTTGTTCATTGCATGACCTCAAAATGGGATTTCATCGTCAATGTCGCGCACCTGCCCGCCGCCTTGGCCCTGCGCCGTACCCCCGCCATAGCCGGGCGTCCCTTGGCGCTGATCGGCGGGAGCCCCGCCATAGCCGCCCTGCCCGCCACCACCATAGCGGCCGTCATCACGTGATCCGCCGTAACCGCTCTGGCCGCCGCTCTGGCCATCACCGCCGCCGCCGCGCGGGTCGAGAAACACAAGGTCGCCAGCGTAAGGGCGCAACACGACCTCGGTGCTGTAACGATCCTGTCCGGACTGGTCCTGCCATTTGCGAGTTTCGAGCTTGCCCTCGATATAGACCTTGGAGCCCTTGCGGAGATACTGCTCGGCGAGGCGGACAAGCGGCTCTGTGAAGATCGCAACGCGGTGCCACTCGGTGCGCTCTTGGCGCTGGCCTGTATTCTTGTCCTTCCATGTTTCAGTTGTAGCGATGGACAGATTGCAGACACCTCCACCGTTCTGGAAGGTGCGCACCTCTGGGTCCCGGCCCAAGTGCCCGATGATTTGTACCTTGATTAGCGATCCCGCCACTTGGGCCTCCTGTTGAATATGTTGCCCGCTCTGAGGTCGCGGGCTCTTTGTTTCAGTGCGTCAAGCTCGCCGGAGAAGAACCGGCGGCCTTCGATTGCAACGCCCAACAGCCAGCCCTCGATTTCAAGGGCGCTGAGGCGGGCGATCAGGTCGAGCTTGCGGCCCTGTTCATCCTCCCCAATGGGCCTGCGCCTCCCGCGCTATGCTCATGCCGCTGCGCTCAGGAACGCAGGCGCCGAGGGGATCGTGGCCATGGCATAGGACACGGCCCAGCCACGCGGCTCGTTGGCGTAGTTCCACCACAGGCGCGCAGTCTTTTCGTCGACGCTGAAAAACACCGCGACGTGCATGTGGCTTTGGAAATGGGCGCGGAGGAAATCGGTCCAGCGATCACGGAAGGCGCGGCGATACGCCATCGGGTCGCACGGGATTTGCCCGGAAGATTTTCCGGACGATCCACCTGTTTTCTTTGGAGTATCTTGCGCTAAAAGCGACGGGTTAATTTTCTCAGATGCCATTACTGACCTCCATAAATTTGCGTGAAAATGCGTTAGTCATGGGCGTTGCTGCCCATCTTCTCTGGCGGGTTTTCGGCCATGAAGGCGCGCACTGCGGCTTCTGTTTCAGGCCAGCAGCGACCACCTTTTTCCAGACGAGCTACAAACTTTCCGTCCTTTGCGGCGTGAAACCCAAAGGTAGACAAGCTCATTTCGCGCTCTGCGCAGTATTCTTTAATGTCATCAAGCAGCTGTTTCATGAGCTGCATATTGGGAATTTACCCAACTGCGGTCAAGGGAAATTTCCCAATTTTTTGCAATCCAATATTCAACGATAAAGTATCCATGGATAATTCAGCCCTACGATCCAAAATAATTTCTGAGCTTGAGCGGCAGAACGTCAGCGTTGCTGAGATCGCGCGCAAAGCCGGCGTTCCGTATGATGCCGTAAGGGACATCAAGAGGGGAAAGGTTCAGTCCACGTCTTGGGAAAGGGCCGTGAAGATTGCGCAAGCGCTTGGCATAGTCCTAGAAGACGTTTTGCCGGCGACGAGTAAGACCGAACAAGTCAGAGAGGCAGCTTCTTCCGATTTACAAGCCATGGTCTCTGTTTATGACGTGCATGCCAGCGCCGGGGATGGGGCCGTCGTTATTCACGAAGAACCTATTGGGAGCCTGGCGTTTCCAGCGAATTACTTGAGGCAGCTTACCCAAGCCAACTGGCGCGACCTCGCGATTATATCAGTGAAAGGCGACAGCATGCTGCCAACGCTGGCGGATGATGATGTTGTGATGCTCGATCGGTCTAAGCGTGATCTGTCATATGATGGTCTATTCGTGATCCGCGACAACGGCGAAGCATTGCTGGTCAAGCGCATCCAGCGCGCGCCAACACCGGGCCACGTGATAATCATATCCGACAATCGCGCCCTATACGATCCCGTTGAAAAGAAACTGAGCGACATGGAGGTAATCGGGCGCGTGATCTGGGCCGGAGGGAAAGTGTAGCGAGCCACGCACATTATGGGCCGACCAAAGATTGAGAGGGATCAAAGATGTTTTTTAGAAAAAGACGGCGTTGGAACGGTGAGGTTATCGCGTTGCTGCCTATGTTTGATCTAACGCCTGATATCCTTGGCGGCCCTTTGGCGATTCTCGATAGCTTAGACTTAGTTTATAGAAAGGGTTTCAGCCACCAAGAGGGGGCACTTTTTTTGGCGTACAATGCGTATGCGACGTTTATTAAGACGGAGGATCCGAGATCGGTGAACCTTGCGCACCGCATTAACCTAGCGGAAGAAGAATGGATTAAAATTGGGCGCGCAACTCCTGCACTCATTCATGGCTGGCGTGATTATATAAAAGGGATAAAGGCCTCGGCGGAACGACACAAATGAAACTGCGAAACGTCAAATTTTTGCTCATTCCCACTACCTAAAGTGAGGCAAATGTATTGTCGCGCAATGTTCTTGAATTGCTCGGCGGTTTTGCGCGATGCGAGCGGGCAATGCTCCATCACTTATCCGCATCTCTTCGAATTCTTCTTTCGAAAGATCATTAAAGTAAAAATTGCCAAGGCAATGACAGTACATGTTGGCAACTTTTTGAGGATTAGACGCCAGTCCGGCGCTTTCTAATTGAAAGCTCACATTAGGCAAACAAGTCCGTAAATGTCCAGTTTTTAGCGCTTGGATTAGGTGCGGATCTAAAGGTGTTTCGGCCACCACAGCACCCGTAAACGCCAATAGCGCCAGAAGCCACGTCCTAAAATTAACAATCAATCTCATCTATATCCGTCCTTTTTACCTGCCACCCCTAGACTAACCAACTCTGGGATACTGGCGCCTCCACCGTCAAGTCATGCGATATCAAGCGTGACCCCGGAGTTTGAAAAATACTGATTCTCCCCCCTATAATTGGGAGGTAATGGGCATTTTCCCAATTTGGGCTTGAATTTGGGAATTTTCCCAATATCCTGCTACCCACCTAGCAGGAGATAACTATGCCGACACTGGAAGCAGACATCGAGACGGTCAAGGCGCTGCACACCGCGCCTCTGGCCAGCCAAGCCACGCGCCTGCACGCCTTGGACAAGTGCCTGATCGCACTTGACGACCCGGACACTTGGAGCCTTGTGGAAGCCATTAGGGCGCTGAGCAGCATGATCGCCGATTGCTGCATTGAGTGCGATATGTTCATTCATGATGCGAGCGACGATCAGCCGACTTGCAAGAGTTGCGACGCCGAGGCTGCCGCCTTCATGGCTCTGCTCAAGGTCGAGGCCGAGGAAGACGCGGCTGACAACGCGCTGATGCGCATGCAGGAGGATCAGGCATGAGCAGATCCTTCGGCCCCGTGGTCATTGTGAACCCTGACACAGACGAGGTTGGGAAGGTGCACTGTCACTGGTGCATCTTCAACGACTACCGCCCGACAGGTCGGGTGTGTAGCCATGGCGACAGCGCCAATCCGCGCAAGATTTACGATCCGGATGACACGCCCGATTTTTGTGAAATGAAATCCGGGGCGATCCAGGACGCGTTGGACATGATGCGCGGCGTTTCGCACACGGTCATGCGCTGGTCCGGTCGCAAAACGGACGAGCCGCGTGTCGTTTACGAGGGCATCCCCTCGGAAGCGGCCCGCATGTTCCGGATCACGGCGCGCAACGCAAAGCGCGGGACTGTCGTTCTGGAGGATGTGTCTGGAAAGCAGCTCGACGCTTGGCCGGAGGGCGCAGCATGTACGCGCTGCGCGAGGCTATGCGCCAGTGGCGCCTTGACCTCGAACGCGGACAAAAGGCGGCGACCGCGCCTCTGTACGAAGCCTACAAGGCTGAACTGGATCGCTGGAAGCCGACGATTAAAGACGCAAAGCGCATCGAGGATGCCCTTGTCGCTACGATGGACAGCTTCACGCGCAAGCTGGACGAGGAAAAGCGCGCCAAGGAACGCGCGGCATGGGAAGCCGCTGAAAAGGCCCGCCGCGAGGCTGAGGCCAAGGCGGCCGCCGCCGCTGCCAGCGACCTTGAGGCGCAGCGCGAGGCCGACGCAGCCAAGCAGGCTGCTATCGACGCAGAAAAGGCCGCACAGGCCGCCAAGCGCGATAAGGTCCCTGGTTTGCGCACGGTGACGTTCCACAAAATCGAGGACTACCAGGAAACATGGTTGGACATCGTAAAGAAGGACCGTGACGCCGTGACCGCTTTTATCGAGGACTACGTGCGCCGCCACCACAAGACCCGCGATATTGCCGGCGTGCGCGTCTGGACAGAAAAGGTTGCCTATTGATGGCCCAGACCGTGATCCTCCGGGGGCCTGAGCAGCGAAGCCTTGCGCGTCAAATGATTGATCGCGCGCCGCAGGATGCTGTCGTTCGGATCTCGGAGGCCACCCGAAGCAATCAACAGAACGCCAAATTATGGGCCATGCTGTCTGACATATCGCGAGCCAAGCCTGACGGACGCACGCACACGCCGGAAGTCTGGAAGGCGCTATTCATGCACGCATTGGGCCACGAAACCCGCTTTGAAATGGGCTTGAGCGGCGAGCCGTTTCCGATCGGCTTTCGATCTTCGCACCTGACGGTGCGCCAAATGGCTGACCTGATCACCTTCATCGCAGAATACGGGGACCGGCACTGCGTTGTCTGGTCCGAGCCGCAAGACGAAAGGGCCAGCGCATGACCCGCCGTGAATTCTCAAACCGAACAAGGTTTCAAGCATGGGAGCGCGCAAGAGGCAAATGCGAGGAGTGCGGCGTCAAACTCAATGTGGGCGATCGCCGTGAGTTTGATCACCGCATCCCATGCGGCCTTGGCGGCGATAACAGCTTAGAAAATTGCGTCGTGCTGTGTGCTGCTTGCCACCGCGACAAGACCGACACCGAGGATATTCCCCGCATCGCAAAGGCCAAGCGCGTTGCCGCCAAGCACACCGGCGCGTTCCGGCCCAAGAGCACGATCCCCGGGTCGAAAGGCAGTAAATGGAAACGCAAGATGGATGGCACCGTCGTTCGGAGAGATTGAGAGGAGTTACAATGTTCCAAGCCGTTGTTAGAGCGATCTTTCGCAAGAAGGTCACACTCGCGCCCGAACCCGAACCCGCACAAGACACGTCGATATCTGTCGATGAAATCGAATTGCGCGTGACCGAGTTCTTAGCCCGAGGCCCCGCCACGACAACACAAATTTCCGGCCACATGAACAGAAGCAGTAGCCATATGGCCAGCTATCTGACGAATATGCATCGCAAAGGCGGGCTGATCAAAGCGGCCGCGTTCAAATCTTCCGACCAAAAGAGAGCCAGCGCAACGCTCTGGGCCTTGTCCGTAGAGTATCTGGTGCCTCGCGAAACTGTTGAATGTGGGGATGACTGAACATGCCCGTGACGCTTGATATCCCGACACTGCACGAGCGCGCCGACACACCGGTTATGCGCAAGATGTTGGAGAAGGTTGCTGAATCCGAAAACACCCTGGTCGAAATCCGCTTGCCGCGCCTGGCACGTAAAATGGGTGACGACCACAGCCATAGCGAGACGCAAAAGCTGGTCGAGATCGCTGAAAACTGCGGTTGGGTCCACCTGAAAACCAACAGCGTAGGCAGCATAAAGAACATCCAGATCACTGACGCGGGCCGGGCCATGATTGGCACCGCCCAGTGCCGCCGCCCTACGCGGCTACTGAGCGCGTCACCGAGGCCGATTTGGAAGGACCAGACCAATGACTGACCTGATCGACCGCGCGAAATCGGCGCTGGAAGGCGCAACACCGGGGCGGCGCGTCCAGTTTCATGGCGATTACTACATGGAGGCCAAGGGCACACCGTTTACCGAGTGGGACACATCGCACGACACAAGCGTGATCCTTCCCAACGGAGAACGACTTCGCGGATATTCGAGGCACAAGCACGCAGCAGATGCCGAACTTGACAACCTCGCCCCTGACCTCGCCCGCTTGGCTGTTGCGGCGGCGGAGTTGGCGGATCGTTTAGACGCTAAACTCAGATTGTGCTGCGGCGGCACTGATGCGGATCGCGCCGCCATCGCCCGCTTCCGGGCCATTGCGGAGGGGAAGGAATGACTAACCAAACAGACCCCGCCGCGCTGGTCCGGGCGGCGCTGGAGGCGGCGGCGGAAGCGTGTGCTGATGAAACGTGGAGGCGCGAAGGTGACGATGCTTTTACGCGCGGGCTGGACTGCGGATCGACTGAGCAAGCCGCTGCGTGCGCCGTTGCCATCCGCGCCCTTGCCGACTGCCCGGATGTGGTGGCGGGGATAATTGAGCGGGTGAAGGGAGAGAATGATGAGTGAACTGGTTGACTGGCTGACAATACCTGTCGGCATCGTAGGGCTGATTGCTTGGGTTCATGTGCTCAAAACAGCCCACCGTAGAATGAAGGACAAGACCGATGAGTGATGATCTGGTGAAGCGGCTGCGGGCTTTTGATTGCATCACGATGGAAGGGTGCGGAGACGATCTAAGGCACGCAGCCGCCGACCGCATCGAGGGACTTGAGGCCGAACTTCGTGAAGCGCGGATGCAATCACTGTCTGACTTAGGACAAGCACATGATGCATACCAAGCGCGGTTAGAGGCAGAGACCAAACTGGCGAAGGCGGTGGGGGCGCTCGGTGACATTTATGATGGCGAGCCTGAATGGCCAGACGACCCAAAAAAAGAACTGGATTGGTGCCGTAATCGTGCCCGCGCCACCCTCGCAGAACTGGAAGCCGAGAAGGACAAGACCGATGAGTAATAACCGTAAAGACTCCGGACGGATCAATTTGGTGACTTCGTTCATTTGCACCGAGTGCGGAGAAAATCTCGATTTGGCTTTCGACCAACTTGGAAAGCCAGCCCCGAAGGCGTCAACATCATTTGGAATGGGCGGGGCGTATGTGTTGGAAAATCGGGTGCACGTCCACCCATGCAGAACATGCATAGAAAAAGAGGTGGCACCCGCCCGCATGATTGCTGCTGCACTCGCAGAACTGAAAGCAGAGACCGATGACCAAGAGAGATAGAGATGGCGATATTGTGGACGATCTCCGTCTTGTAGTGCCTGCTTTGCGCAACCGCATTGAGGCGCTTGAAGCCAAGCTGGCGAAGGCCGTGGAGGCTTTAGATGAAGCTATCTACATGATCGCGCCGAGCGAGGCTGATATGGAGAAAAAAGCAGGCGTCTATCGGATCGTGAAGGCGCATGAAGAACTGAAAGGACAGGACCATGACAGCCCATGATCGAGCGATGGAACTGGTGCGGCAGCTACGGCAGGAAGGTCTCGACGTAGTACGGATCGTTGTGGAAGGTCGTAAGATCGACGTGGAAATCGCGCAGAAGGATGCGCCGCAACAGATAGACAGGGTGAAATGGTGAAACGGCAACTGCCAAAATATGTCTACGCGCGTGGCCGCAAGGGATACCCTTATTTCATACGCGGCAACACCTGCCAGCGCATTTTCGCAGAGCCGGGGTCCAATGCCTTCTGGGCCGAATACAACCGGCTTCTGAACGGCGCACCGACCGCGCCCAAGCGCACGATCAACAAGCTGATAGAGCACTACATGCGGTCGCCGGATTGGGCAAAGAAGGCGCACAACACTCGAAAGAGTTACGAGCGGTCATTCCTGTATTTCCGCGACAAGATCGGGCTCGTCGATCCGGCGTCCATCCGCCGCCGCCACGTCAACGACATGCGGGATGCGCTGTCTGCCACCCCGACAACCGCCAACCGGCGCGTTGCGGCCCTGTCCGTACTTATGAACCACGCCATAGACATCGGCTGGGTCGAACACGTGAACCCGGCCAGGGGCGTGAAGCAACTGGACGGCACAAAGACCCGCGAGGCATGGCCCGTCGATATGGTCGAGGCATTCCGCACGGCCGCCACGGGGCAGACGCTGCTGCTGTTTGAGCTTCTGATCGGCACAGGGCAGCGGATCGGGGACGTGTTGAACATGCAATGGGGGCAGATCGAGGACAACGGCATTGTCGTGCGTCAAAGCAAGACCAAGGCCGAGGTGTGGATCCCGTTCACCCGCCGCCTGTTGGACATGCTGAACAAGACGCCGCGAAATGCGCTCTACATCATAAACCATGAAGGGCACAGGGTGGCTTACAACACCGCCTGGAAATGGGTAATGGACGTGCGCAAGCAGATCGGCGCAACCGATTACGACATCCACGGATTGCGCCACACGGCGGCCTCAGAATTGGCCGCGCTCGGCATGACTGACGAGGAAATCATGAGCATTACTGGCCACACCTCAGCGGCCATGGTGCGGCTTTACGCAGGCAAGGCAGCGCAAAAGGCGCGGGCCAAGAAGGTTCAGGAAGAACGAGGATGA